AAGTCGTCTGGCGATCCCTTTATCGTGCGCGGTGGTTACAACTGCCGACACCACTGGCGACCAGTATTCGACGAGGAATAGTTATGGCATACGGTAAAAAGAAGAAGAAAAAAAAGCCCACTAAGTAAGCTGGGCTAAAGGGGGAAAGGGTAGCCCCCTTTCGGGGGCGGTTAGTTTATCTTGCAGTTAATTCTTTGCCGTTTACTGGGGCTACTTCTTCTGTAAGGTAAGCAACGTGCTGGCGAATGTTTTTGGCTTTGTACTCACCGAGGTAGCGCTCTTTCTCTTGCAGTTCTGCCCAGCTTCTATTGTAGGTTCTGGCTTTGTTGATGTTCTCTTCAGTGAACCATTCTTTAGGGCCAAAGCGATCTTCTTTAGGTGCAAGTAATACAGCGTCTATATCTTCAGCTTTTCTAGTCTCAAGGTGAGTTGCCATTTCATCTAGCTCTGCCTGTACTGCAACCATGTGTGTGAGGTCATGCTCGGCAGGAATCTTGTCAGCACCCGAACAAACGCCATGGAATCCCCAGTCTACTACATAACCATGTTTAGCCAGTAAACCAGTCTTAACATTTACAGCCTGCTTTCTACCGCAAGCCTGACAAGTACCGTTGTGAGTTGCTTTAGCCATGTGTGTAACCCTTTGTTTTTTGAATGTAGGTGTATTAAATACTATATTAACCTTAATGTAAACACTTTAGATGATATTTGTGCAGAAATGTTTATATGCTAAAATCGGGGTTCACCAAACTCAATTTGAGGCATCGTCACATGAGCGAAGAAACAATCGTGGAAAGCACAGAAGAAAGCATAGTAGAAGCACCAGAAGAAAAGACATTTACGCAGGCTGACATTGATAAAGCAGTTGCCCAGCGTCTAGCAAGAGAACAGCGCAAGTACGAGAAGCAACTAGCAGGCATTGACCTTGATGAAGCCCGCCAGCTGCTAAGTCAGAAAGAGCAGATCGAGCAGGACAAGATGAAAGAGCGCGGAGAATTTGAGACTATTCTCAAACAGACCGTTGAAAAGAAAGACGGCGAAATAAACGCCTATAAGAGCAAGCTACAGCAAACCCTAGTCGATGGCGCTATTTTAGGTGCAGCAAGCAACAACAACGCTGTAGACCCGCAGCAAGTTTCAGCGCTGCTAAAGGCACAAGCTAGGCTTGCAGAAGATGGAACCGTAGAGGTGTTAGACAACAACGGCACACCGCGTTACAATGACAACGGTGACTTGCTATCCGTCAATGAGATGGTGAGCGAATTTCTTACAGCTAACCCGCACCATGTCCGAGCCAGTAAAGGCGGGACAGGTTCGCAAGGTAACGCTGGTGGCTCTACGCAGAAGCCCCAAACTGCGGCTGAAATGGTTGAGAATTGGAACGATGGTGGGCGTGAAGCCTACCGCGCACTAATGAAAGCCAAAAAATAACCTAATCTTTTAACTATACTTATTGAGGTATTACAAATGGCTGCTACTACTAGCGCTACACTTGACGACCTGTTTGCGAATATTATCGCTCAGGCACGTTTCACTGCTGAAGAGCAATCCCTGATGCTGGGTTTGGTTACTCAGTACAACATTGCTAACGAAGCTGGCAAAACTGTCCAGATTCCTAAGTACCCTGCAATCGCTGCTGCCGACTTAACTGAAGGCACTGACATGAGTTCAACCACTGTATCTACTAGCTCAGTTTCTGTAACTGTTGGCGAAGTGGGCGCGCAGGTTGTTCTGACTGACATGGCTGCATTCGGCGCGGGAAACCCTGCTGTTGAGCTTGGCACTGTACTCGGTAACGCTATCGCTACTAAGATGGACACCGACCTGATCGCTCTGTTCACTGGCTTTAGCACTGGTCTAGGTGCTGCTGCGCAAGAGATTACTGTTGCTGATCTGTTTAAGGCACAGGCTACTCTGCGTTCTAACAAGGTAACTGGTAACTTGGCTGCTGTACTGCACCCATTCCAGGCCTACCAAATCAAAGCTAACCTGACTAACACTTTCGCTAACCCGAATGGTGGTGACGCTCAGAACGCTGCTATGATTAACGGCTATGTTGGCACTATCGCTGGCATCGACGTTTATGAGTCAGCTAACGTATCTGTTGATGGTTCTGGTGACGCTATCGGTTGTGTATTCGCTCCTGAAGCTCTTGCTATCGCTATGAAGCGCGACTTCGGTATTGAATCACAGCGTGACGCATCCCTGCGAGCCTTCGAGCTTAATGCAACTGCCGCTTACGGTGTTGCTGAGCTTGATGACAGCTTCGGCGTTAAGATGACCTTCGACTCTGCTCTGTAAGATTGTCGATATTCCCTGCCCCCTTTACCGGGGGTGGGGTTTTATTTAGGAGATAAGATGGCTATTACATACCGAGGCGAACGCTTTGAAGGGTACAACAAACCCAAGCGCACCAGTAAGCACCCAGACAAGAGCCATGCCGTACTTGCTAAGCAAGGCGACAAAGTAAGGCTTATAAGGTTCGGGCAGCAGGGCGCAGATAATAAGCCACCAAGGAAAGGCGAGAGCGAAGCAGACAAGGCAAAGCGCAGATCATTTAAAGCGCGATTTGCTAAAGAAATCGAGAAAGGTCGCAAAGACAAAACCGCATCAGCGGCATACTGGGCAGATAAGGTAAAGTGGTAATGGCATTTAGTACAGACGCAGACCTGATGGCAATGGTTCCAGACATTTTGAATCTTGGAATAGAGTCTTTTAACAATGAGCACGCACGAGCGCAGGCAGACATAGAGCGCAAGATTCGCGCCGATTGGTGGGACAAGCGCGGCTATAGCGGCGAGCTAGTACCAAGCAAGCTAACAGACAGCCAGTGGACTCGATGCAGTGTTTACCTTGTGCTTTGGAAATACGCCCTTCCTAAGCTGACCAATTGGGTAGACAACGACCGCTTTTTAGGGATGATTGATTTCTACAAGTCACGCTACGGCGAAGAGATTGAAGCAGTGTTTCGCGATGGCGTTGAATACGATGCTGATGGTGATGGCACTGTTACAGATAAAGAAAAAGAGCCTATTAACTCAGGCAGGTTAGTTCGCTAATGCAAGTTAAGCTAGACGTAAAGCCGCGTGACTTCCAGAAAATACCTGAGAAGATGCGCAAAAAGTTACAGGCTAAGTATGAGTCTGCATTGTTTAGAGTTGCGCAGATTGGTATAAGCATTATCACTGATCGAACTGCTAGAGGCGTGAGTTATAAGGGCGGGACGTTTAAACCGTACACAGAAAAATATGCTGTTTTCAGAGCAAACAAAGGCAGAGATACGCGACCTAATCTGTTTTACTCTGGCAAAATGTTAGGCAGCATAACAAGCAGAGCCGACAGCAAGAAAGCTGAGATATTTTTTAGCAAAGCTACCGAGTCTGCAAAAGCCTCTGGCAACAATAAAACCCGGCCTTTTTTCGGATTTAACCGAGATGAGAAAAAGCGTTTAAGCAGAGCATTCGAAAGGTTTATTAAATGAGCATTAGAGAAAGCATTGCTGAAAATATAGTGGATACGCTGCGCGATAGCGTTATCCAGCCAACCAGAATTAAAATGGTAACGAGGGAGCCTTTTGACTTCCAAAAGTTATCGAATGCACAGTTTCCAGCCGTACTGGTAAGGACTGCCGGGGAAAGCAGAGAAGATAGCTCTTTAGGCGGATCTATGGGGCAGCGCATGGCATCTATCAACTACGAGATGGTTTGCTTTGTTAAGTCGGGTATAATTGATCAGGCAAGAAACAACATTATCGAGGCCATAGAAGAAGGACTCGAACAAGACCGCACAAGAGGCGGTTACGCGCTGGATACTCAGCTAATTAACGTAGAAGTCGATGAGGGTTCTATTGATCCTGTCGGCGGTGTAATTCTAACTGTTCGCGTCGTATATCAATACACACGCGGCACAACTTAAAAAAGGTGATTTAAAATGGCTACAACTACAGGCTCAAGCGGCGTTGTTAAACTACAGGTTGCAGGAACTACTGTTGCCGTTGTTGGTGAGGTTCGCTCTTATACTATTGACGGTGCAGCAGATACTATCGAAGATAGCGTCATGGGTGACACTGCCCGAACTTACAAAGCAGGCTTAGAAGCAAGCACAGTTGCTATTGAGTGCTACTGGGATGACTCTGACGCACAGCAGCTTGTTCTGGATAACAGAGCTTCAATTGATTTTGAAATCTATCCTACTGGCACTGGCACTGGCGAAAAATACTATTCCGGTAATGGTGTAGTAACTAGCAAATCAATTACTGCCGCATTTGATGGCATGGTTGAAGCCAGCTTTGGATTGCAAGTTAGCGGAGCAGTGACTGAAGCTACAGCATAACCCCAATACAATAGGAGAAATTGCAAATGGGATTAGCCAAAGAACTTAGAAACAGGCGCGTCATTAAGGCGCGTGAAGTTAGCGTTGACGAGTGGGCGGATAAAGATGGCAAGGCGTTTAAAATGTTTTGCCGTCCTATCACCTGCTACGATATTAACGAATTACAGAAAAAACACCCTGCAATCATGGAATCGCCGACTATTGGTGCAATGGTTGACCTAATCGTTTTGAAGTCTGAAGATGAGGGTGGTGATAAGCTGTTTACAAGCGCTGAAGATAGAATTGATTTGATGGGCGAGGAAACGTCTGTGATTAGCTCAATTGCCGAGCAGATGTTTGCAACAATTGAATCGGTGGAGACAGCTGAAAAAAACTGATGGCCTCTCAGTTAAGGATGAATACTATCGCCTTGGCTGAGAGGTTACACATTCCAATCTATGAAGCGGAGCAAATGAGTCTTTCAGAAATGAATGAATGGTTTGCCTACTTTCACATAATGAGCGAGAAAGATGGCTGAAGATACCCGCATTGTAATATCGGCAATAGATAGAACGAGTAAGGGCTTTAAAAGCGCTACATCAGGTCTAAAAAAAGTGGCCGGCGCGGTATTAAGTGCAAAAACAGCTATTGTCGGGCTTGTCGGCACTGCGGGTATTGGCGCATTAATAACCAGCAGTTTACGGGCGACTGATACTCTTACAAAAACCGCATCTAAAATTGGCACAACTACCGAGTCACTATCGGCGCTGAGATATGCCGCCGATATAACCGGCGTTGCCACCAATACTTTAGATATGGCTCTGCAAAGATTTACTAGGCGATCTGCTGAAGCCGCTGCCGGAACTGGTGAGGCCAAGGCAGCTATTAAAGAGCTTGGCCTTAATGCGCGAGAGTTGCAGAAACTGCCGTTAGATAAGCAGATGCTGGAGCTGGCAAACGCTTTTGAAGCCGTTGAAACAGAGTCTGATAAATTAAGGTTAGCTTTTAAGCTGTTTGATAGTGAGGGCGCTGCTCTTGTAAATACGCTGGCGCTTGGCTCAAAAGGTATGCAAGAGCTATTTACTGAGGCTGAGGACTTAGGCTTGATCATGTCTACCACAGCTTCTAAAGGCGTAGAAAATACAGTTGATTCACTGACTAGGCTTTTTGGGTTAATGCGAGGGATCACGAATCAGACCGTTGCAGCATTGGCACCAGCTATTCAATATCTTACAGATACGCTTCGTAATTTTGTTCTACAAGGCATTAAAGATGCTGACGGCAGCGTTACAGGTTTTGCGCAAACTTTAGCAATAAGATTAATCGGCGGCATTCAAACTGCTCTAAAGGCTTTTGAAGATTTAGCCAATGGATTTTTAGCAATTTATAACACAGCGCTAAAGGTTAAAGATGGGCTAACGCGAGCCTTCACACCTGATATAGAGAAAAACGCAAGGCAGTTGCAGACAGAAATAGATGCGCTCAATGAAAAACTAGCTGGTGGCAAAATGCGCCAGAAAGTTCGTCAAAATACAAAAGAGCGGCTTGCAAGTCTAATAGCGCTTAAAGAAAAAGCTGTTGAGGCTGGTGATTCACTAGGCTTGATTGATAAGTTAGATTTTGCCAGCGGCATGATTAAGCATCTTGAAAACGCAAAAAAAGCCATTGGTGAGATTCCGACTATTACTGAGTCAATAACTCCGAGAGTTTTAGCCTCTATCAATAATATAGATTTGGCTTTCCAAAGCTGGTCTGACGGCCTGCCAACCATGGAAGAAAACCTGAAGAGCCTAACCGATCAAGGCTTAAACGGATTGACTGATGCGCTTACTGCTGGCGTAACTGGCGCGGCAAACTTCGCCGACGCTATGAAGGCGATGGCTAAGAGCGTTGTCGATAGCCTGATTAAAATGCTGATTCAGAAATATATTGTTGATGCGGCATTTGGTGCTATTACTGGCTTTATTAGTAACACCCAGACAGGCATTAATTCATCTGCCGGATATGGCTCATCTTTAGGTGGCGCTGACCCGTTCAACACTAGCAACTTCAGCGGCAAAGCAATCGGCGGTTCAGTGCAAAACGGCCAGCCCTATATGGTTGGTGAGCGCGGCCCTGAAATGTTTATTCCTAACTCGCAAGGATCAATCGTACCTAACAACAGAATGGGCGGTGGCGGCGTGGTAGTTAATCAGACCATTAACGTCACTACAGGCGTACAGCAGACAGTCAGAGCAGAGATCGCTACCTTGATGCCTCAGATTGCTAACGCAGCAAAAGGCGCTGTTGTTGAAGCTAGACAGCGTGGTGGCGGTTACTCGAAAGCATTAATCGGAGCATAAAATGCCTTTAGCATTTCCTAGTGTAGGGATTCAGAATTTAGATATGCGATTAAATCGCAGCGTTGCAGTGTCCTCTTCGCCATACAGCTTTGAGCAGCAGGCATACGAACATCAGGGCGCTAGATGGGAGTGCGAGGTAACTTTGCCTCCCTTGACGCATAGCGAGGCGAAAGCAGTGCAGGCATTTATTGTCGGACTCAAAGGTAGATCAGGCACTTTTACTTTTGGCAGCCCTTTGCACACTAGCACTGCTACCAGCACTACATCAGGCACTACTGCTATTCGATCCGAAACACTGACTACAACGGCAGGTTCTAGCGCTGTAGGTGCTGGCGAATACTTTCAGCTTGGCGATTATCTATACATGACTACAGCCGCTAAAAGCGCAGGTGCAGGAACGCTAGAGTTTCAGCCACCACTACGCGCAGAAATATCTACAGGCACTGCTTTAGACTTTACCTTGCCAAAGAGCTTATGGCGGTTAGCGAGCAACGACACTGGCTGGGCAGTTGATACAGCATCCATATACGGATTCACTTTTGCATTTGTTGAGGCTTTATGAGCAGAACACTATCGACGGAAATGCAGGCAGTTGCTACTGCTGATCTTGTTCGCCCTATATACCTAGTTAAGATGGAGTTTGATTCTGGAGATATAAATTTCTGGTCTGGCCTTGGCAATCTTATATATGGCGGAGACACCTACATCGGCGGCGGCGATCTTTTAGATATTAGCTCGATTAAAGAATCTGAAGAGCTAGAAGCTAACGGCTGCAATATTACAATTTCAGGCGTTAAACAATCATTGGTCGCACTGGCTAGAGATGAGCCATACCAAGGCAGAAAGATTACGCTGTTTTTTGGTGCCTTTGATGATTCTGGAGATATTATTTCTGATCCTGTTTCTGTTTTCAGCGGATTTATGGATGTGCTATCTATCACTGATTCTGGCGATACATCAGTAATCAACATAGCCTGTGAGAACAAGCTAATTGCATTTGATAGAGCTTCTGTTAGACGCTTTACCGCAGAAGACCAGAAGATAGATTATCCAGATGACAAGGGTTTTGAGTTTGTGTCTAAGATTAATCAAAAGGATATCGTCTGGGGTAGGCCAAACTCAAGGACAAGCGCTGGCGGATCATCAAGGCCGAGAGGCGGCTGCTTCACTAAAGGCACCTTAGTACTAATGTCTGATAACGCTTATATGGCGATTGAGGATTTAATTGTAGGTGATTTAGTTATCGGGCAGGAAGGTCAGATAAACACTGTCACTAAGATTTATCATTACCCGGTAGAAGATAGGCTTTTATACACAATCAATGATCAGCTTGTGATGACTGCGACTCACCCAATTAAAACACAGAAAGGCTGGAAATCTTTTGACCCTAAAGGAACCAAGCTGAGCCACAAAGAAATCAAATTGGAAGGCAAGTTAGCGATGGGTGATGTGCTAAATAAATATTCGCCTGCATCGCATTTCCATTATGAAGCCCTTGAAACAATCAGTAAGCGCAAGACTTTGATACCTGTATACAATCTTGACGTTGACGGCGACGACACTTTTATAGCAAACAACTTTGTGGTGCACAATAAATGATAATTCAGCGCGAATGCCTAGCCAGCTTTAAAGAAGATATTAAGCCTTTACTAGAAAAGCACTGGGAAGAAGTTGCATTGCATCAGGGAAAGATTAAGCTAAACCCTGACTGGCAAGAATACGCCAGACTTGATGCTCAAGGCTCTCTGGTGGCTTTTACGGCTAGAAAGAATGAAGTCTTAGTTGGGTATTGCGTATTGCTTAAAAGCCGCAGTATGCACTATAAAGACCACATATTCGCTTCTAATGATGTAGTCTTTGTAATACCTAAATACAGAAACACATCGACTGGCTATAAGCTGATAAAAGCTGCACAGGAATACTGCAAAGATGCTGGCGTTTCATTAATGACCGTCAACACTAAAGTGCATATTCCTTTCGATAAACTTATGTTAGATATGGGCTTCGATTTAGTTGAGCGCATATATTCAATATTACTAAGGAAATAAAATGGCAATTGCAGCAATTGCAGGTTTAACGGCTGTTGGTAGTGCTGCCGCAGTAGCAGGCACTTTAGCCATAGGATGGACAGCAGCTATTACGGCATTTGCTATAGGCGCTGGATTGTCAATGGTATCCCGCGCACTTATGCCAAAGCCAGACATAGGCCAGCAATTGTCTGGAACTGAGTTTACAGTCAGGGAGCCTGACGCATCTAGGAAAATGATTTACGGTCGAGCTAGAGTCGGCGGCGCAATTGTATTTTTAGAATCTACTGGTGACGATAATAAATATATACACATGGTTATTGCCGTTGCTGGGCATGAGATAGACGCTTTTGAAAAGATTTATTTTAATGAAGAGTTAGTTTGGCAGAATGGATCAAGGCTCGCCAAGTGGCTCAATAATGTAGAGATTAATGTACATCTCGGAAATCAAACTACTGCTGATTCTGACCTTGTTGCAGCGTCAACTGAATGGACTGCCGATCACAAGCTGCTAGACACTGCATATATGTATTTGCGTTTAGAGTGGGACAACGACCTTTTTGCTAACGGCCTGCCGAATGTTTCTGCGCTTGTTAGAGGAAAGAAAGTCTATAACCCAGTTACCACTACAACCGCTTGGAGTCAGAACCCCGCACTTTGCGTCTATGACTATATACTCGATGCTAAGTACGGATTAGGCGATGTTGCGGCAAATGTTGATCAGTCCTATCTAGCGACTGCAATCGCACTTTGTGATGAAGATGTAGCGCTGTCAGCCGGAGGCACACAGAAAAGATATACACTTGATGGTCGTATTGACACGCTAAACTCTAAAAAAGAAAACATCGAGGCAATGCTCACATCTATGGCCGGAACCATGAGCTATTCCGGTGGCAAGTATTTTATATCCGGATCTGAATACATTGCGCCGACCACCACTATAGATGAGTCTGCCATCGTGGGCGATATTACCGTACAGACTAAGCAGTCGAGACGCAGCGTTTATAACGGCGTTAAAGGCTTGTTTGTGAATGAAGATGACAATTACACGACCGCAGACTACCCAGCACAGTTAGCGAATACAGACGCAGGCAGCTTCACTACTGGAACTAAATACATAATAACCTTTGTGGGTGACACCGACTTCACCGCCATTGGCGCGTCTAGCAATACAGTAGGGATTATATTCTCTGCCACTGGTGCGGGTAGCGGTACTGGCAAGGCTTCAGCTTACGGCGCAGAAGATGACGGCATTGTTTATCTTGATATGCCTTTGGCCTTTACCACTAATAATATTAGAGCGCAGAGAATTGCAAAGCTGGCTCTTTTAAGATCAAGGATGCAGACGACCGTTTCAATGCCATGCAACTTAGCCGCCCTAAAGTTTAAGGCGGGTGACAATATCATGGTCACAAATGCAAAGATGGGATGGTCGCAAAAGATATTTCAAGTTACCGGCTATGAACTTAGCTTGGCTAGTTCTGGCGAGATTGTAGTCAATGTTGATGCCATTGAGACCGCATCAGCCATCTATGATTGGCAGTCATCAGATGAAGAAGATTATCTCGAAGGCGGTGAGGTTCCCTTATATGATGGATTAACAGCAGGTGCGCCTGTTGCGCCGCTTAATATAACTCCGGTAACCACTGTAAACGCAGACGGCACAGTAACCCCTGCGCTAGATGTAAGCTGGACTGCTGCTGACGATGCCTTTACTGATCATTACTTGGTACAGTGGAGAAATACGACTGATAATGGGCAGCCCTATAATCAAGTAACAAAGCTAACAGATTATTCTATTGCACCAGTTGTTCCCGGCAAAGCATACGATGTGAGCATATTTGCAGTTAATGGGCTTAGCGTAAAATCTACAGCATTATCTGGAAGCGCTACCGCTACCGCAGACACTACGCCAAAGCTGCCTAGCTTTTATCAGGCTGTTACGGACTCCGCATCAGCGCCGACTGCTGGGCAATTTACAACAGCCGCAGGTCGTGACCCTAAGAATGGCGATGTGTTCCTAGCAACTGACACAACCACAACTGAGGATACCGTTCACGCTTGGACATACAGCACTACTACATCTAGCTGGAGCGAGAACACTAACTTTATTAGTGGCGACTTAGTTGTTGATGGCACCATTACAGGTGATCAGATAAAGGCAGACACGATTACTGCTAACAAGTTATCCGGTGATGTTTCTGAACTGTTCCCTGTTTCTATGTTTGATGACTTGCAGCTAACCACGACAGACCAGCATACTACAGCGTTTACTTTGCCAGCACCAGAACTGGGCATTAGCAAGCGAGCAAGACTAGACCTAGACTTTATGTTTAAGCTGCGCAACACCAGCGGCACTGATCGAAAGATGCAGATTAACTTTAGCCTGCAAGTTAAAAGCAAAAGCGCGACAGGCATACAGGTCGGATCTACAAATGGCGTGGTTGCTGTAAGTTTCCCGCATACATTTAAGCAGCTAGTGTATATCTCAGGCAATCATCTTGCCGAGCTAGACAATACTGGCGGCGTTGCAGATAACAGCAGCGGCACTGGATACGGCACTATTGAGGGCGTTTATTATGATGGTGCAAATGACCGAACCTATGTATTAGTAGGTCAGGCAACCACAGTGTTTAGCACTGGTGAGACTATGTTCTTCAATGCGTATAAGTTCGCAGCAGTCGGAACATGGGTAAACCCTGCATCTGCTGACGTTGTAACCGTAGACGTTCCAACAGGAGGCGGGTTTTATTACAACAGGCACAGCGTTTCTGATACCTATGGCGCTGTAACTACCGCAACAGACTTTAGGGCTAGTATGGATATAGCGACCAGCTATACGAATGTAACCGTAGAGTGCGAAAAGTTTATCGGAACAATGGAGCTAGTGTCGTGATTGAGATCGGTTATACTACAATATCTGCTGAAGATACTGTTGTCGGCAGCTATGATTCCCCTGCAACAGCTAATGCGGCAATTTTAGAGCTACGTGACGCACTGGATTCTAGGCAGGACATTAAGACTTTATTTATGCAAACAGATTTTGGGCAAGGGCTGAAGCGATACGGCTTTCTTGATCCTGAGAGGCAACTATGACTTATTATTTAGTAAAAGACGACACAGCCACAGCGATACAAGCTACCTTAACCAGAGCGCATGACGGCAGTGTCATTGACTGCTCAGGCGCAACTGTTCGTTTAAAGTTCAGAGCTAAAGGCGCAACTACTACTTTATTTACGCTGACTGCTACTGATGTAGGCACTAACCTGCAAAACGGCATTGCTATTTTTCAGTTCGGCGCTGGTAACTTGGATTTATCCGAAGGGTATTATGAGGGTGAGGTTGAGATTACCTTTAGTGATAGCACCGTTGAGACTGTCTATGAGACATTAGAATTTTATTTACGTGCAGACTTTGAGTGATAAATTTAACGGTTATATTCAATCGCGCCATAGCGGGTATTGCTGAAAGACGAGCAAAGGCAGCGGTTGAGTTTAACAATGCCATAGCCAATATTAGTGAAAGAAGGGCGGCAGCAGAAATAACATTTAACCGCGCATTGGTTGAAATTGCTTTTATATCTGTACGCATACTCGCAAGGGCTTTTACCGATAGCGCTAATGTCACGGAAGTATT